TTGTTGGGGGACTGACGACTGCGGCTGTGGCGGACGTTGCGACGGAGGTGATGATTGGGTCAACATCAAGTTCAGATATGAATAGCTGCGCTCCTGATAACTTCTGGAGTTTACTTGGTTCACTTGTGGAGATGGGAGGATGGTTCTTACTGCTGTTGATATTCGTACCGATGATTCTCGGGTGGATTCTACCCGGACCGTTAGAAAGAAGAAAGAAGGGAAAGAAGGGGTAGTCCTTGTTGAAATCTCTTGGATAGACTCCTACACAGACGGGGGATGGGCGGAGTATTCTCCTGAGACGGTAGAGACTAAGACCTACGGGCTCCTAGTTAAGAAGACTAAGGAGTGGACCACCTTGGCAATGACTAAGGAGAAAGGTTACTGGGGAAATCTCTGGTACATACCAACAAAGAATATACTGAGGATCAGGGTTATTGAAGACTCCTCTGAGTGATAGCCCTTATCACGTTGTAATAACCCTCCCCATCTAATCCCTCTAACATAATAACCCCACGCCACCACTGGTATTCAGTGTCCTGGCACCAAGACTCAGTATACTTAGGGTGNGAGAAGCACCCGGCAGATAAGCCAAATATCTTCTGACCATCTGGGCGAGTCTGCTCAGAGTGATTGAATAAGTGGGAATGTCCTTGCACTGCGGAGCAGTGGAGCTTTGTTACCAAAGCATGGCCTATGTGGACCGAACTGATAGGCCTTCCCGCCACACCGGACGTAAAGTAGTGGCTGAAGGAGATTCCCTGTATAGCTACGCTCCTTTTGAAAGGAGTAACCTTCCACCCGAAGTCTTCATACTTCAGGTCATGTAATCCGATAGCCCCATCTAATCTTCCACCCGAAGTCTTCATACTTCAGGTCATGTAATCCGATAGCCCCATCTAATTCAGGGGTAGTGTTCACCGCACGAACTATCCGGTCCTCATGGTTCCCCACGCACATGTGTAACTTAGGCTTGTACCCTCTAACCCTGTTTATTGGCGCAAACAACTTCTTCTGCGCGTCTATGGCCGCAGAGATATCCTTCTTGTACCTCCTCCCCTCGAACCCCTTAGTCCCTCTATCATAGGAGGACAGGCTAGGCATGTCAGCCATGTCTCCTATACAGACTATGATCTGAGGCTTCTCCCTAGCTATGAACTTTCCTAGCGTAGTGAACCGACTGTTATCATAGTCAGGGTGGGCGTGAGGATCGCCTATGATTAACAGGTTCAATGGTCCTTCCTTGACTTCTTAACGAGCTCTACAACATCCCCTCCTTCTATGGCCCTACCCTTCATCTGTCCGCTCCTGTAGTTTATGGAGGCCTTTGTTTCTATCTGCTGGTGTGGGCCAGCATGCTTGTTGTGCATCTCTAGGGCCATTGGACAAGCCCCAGGATCGAAGTAGTCTCTCATAGTCTCCCACAGAGCATGATCGTTTTGACCTTTCCCCTCCCTGATAGCCTCGTTTATCACCTCCTGTATGTAGATGTACAACTCCTCCTCTTTCATTGCAGGCTCTATTAAACTCTCAGCTATACCTATAGCTGCGGTAAGATGAAAGGCCATGAGCCCTGCTAATGTTTCTGCTGTATCATTTCCCACGCCTGTTCTCCAAAGATCTTAGTCTGCTGTAGCCCTCAAGGAACCCTAGGAAAGCTATGAAGTTTTCCATAACCTCTACCGAGGCAGCGCTTTCAAACTCTCCCGTAGCTTTGTCAAAGCGTAGTACGTAAGCCTTGTCTACTTCCTTACCCCTCATGTCCTCTATCGCTTTAGCGTAGGCTGCACACTGCAGGTGGTACGACGAGTATATAGACTTCGATGTCTTGAAGTCTATGACGCAATACTCATCGTTAATGGTGGCTGTCGCGTCAACAGTCCCTGCATAATTGTGGCCTCTATGGTACACCTTCTCCTCTACTGTGTGCCACTCTATCTCATTGATCTTTGTCCACTCCCTGAACGCGTTGATAGCACGTTCGGCCTGAGAGTTCTCAGGCATACCAGGAGCGGGGCCCTTACCCAACTTCCATAAGATGGCTTCTTCACACCACTTATGAACCATGAGCCCTACGTTAAGAGCCTGTCCCGAAGAGGTCTTGTACGCAGAGCGAATCCCTTTCCCCATCTCNGCTTCTGTCATGGAGGGGTTCTTGCCCAGTAACTTATGGGCGTTCATGTTGTAGAACTTAGCCCCTTCATTAGCTGCCCACGGTACAAGTGCAGGCTTTGCTATGGAGTCGAGTATCGTAGTTACCGATGGGGCGTAAGCGCCCTCCACATTATAGTAATGTTTTTTCGGATCGAAATTAAGAATAACCACACTTCCGTCATGGTATTCTATTTCATGGTCTACGCCATTAGAAGTCAAAGTCTTCGTCCCTTGGTGGGGCCTCACGGGTTCCCATGTCCTGTGGATCGCTGAACTTCAGCTTGAGATAGATTTTACCATCCCTGCTCTTGTTCTTCCACATAGCTGCCCGGACCTCTTTGCCATTGACAAGACCCTTTCCAGAGTAGGGCGGAGACTTCTCGCTCTTCTTCTCCTGGGGCCACAATGTAACCTCATTGTCCTTCACTTCATACGCCATCTTAGTTTCCTCTCGTTGCTGTTGATTGAGTTGATCTTCATTCGCCCACCCTTGGGCGTTGTTGTAGTCTTCCCGCCACTGCGCTAGTTCTTCCGCATCCATCAAAACCCCGTCTTTCTGTTGTTGGCTGAGCTTGTTTGCCATACTGCTATCGTCGCCTCTGCTGCTGTGTATTTATGTCTAAGGGCTATCTCCTTTTCTCGAGCTACCTTCAGCCCGTCCAGTAGCTCCCTATACTCGGGGTGAGCATATGCCCACGCTTCTTTAGCAGCCACCGTATCTTCTGGCGACTGCTGAAACAGTACAGAGAACTTTACCTTCCTAAAGTCCTCCAAGTGTAGCTTATCGGATAACGCTTGCCCATGCGCCACTGCATTATCCCTCATCCAGTCTCGAGCCTTCTCTGCTGATGCCTCATCTATCATATCTTGTAGTACTCATAGGGCTTGTATGTAATGGATATTACATCATGTTTGGTAGCTGCGTCAAGCGTTTTGAAGATAAAAGGTGCTTGGAAGTCTAGTATATCTCCATCCCCATTGTGGGCCCGAGAATGACAGTCATAGCACAAAGGCATCGTGAGTATATCAGATGCTTTAAGCCCCATACCCCCACCCCCCCACGGGGAGTACCGATGCTTGAGGTGATGAGGGACCACAGTACCATCTATAATCCTGCAGTTAGAACAGGGCATCTCACTGACAAACTTAAGATAGTCCTTGTTTTGCCAGCGCTTATCTTTGGCTATCAATGTCCGTATACCCCATCACCTAAGTAAACCCCCTGTTCCGTACCATACCCCGGTAGGTCTGAGTACCAAGGTTCGCTATGAACATACGGAGGAACATTTTCCCGTAACCAATCTATGCAGTCCTGCTTTCTTTTGGACGTAAAATATAATTCTCCATCACACATCACCAGCCAACCAAGTTTCTTGACGCCCCATTTCCCGCCATCACGGTAATCGTAAGTGGGCCTTATGTCTGCCTCTACCGTCCATGAATGATCATCTTCATCTTGTCTGCGGAATTCCTTGAACCCAGCGATACCACATAAAGCCCTATACAGATCACACTTTGCCAAGAACTCGTAATACTCCCCCCTATCGGTTCCAGAATCATCGCTCCTTGGCATGGTTACTCGATTGATATTCCGTATCGTAATGTCGATCCCCTCTGGGGAGGCATCTATAGGCATTGGCTTTGGCTTGTCATTACTATACCATTTTCTGTCCTTAAAATATTCTGAAAGTTTTTTCATATTTCACACACTCCTGCTGTGCAGGCCAGCTCTTGACTGGCCGTGGTATTGTCTACGTTTTCTTCGAAATTGAAGTCTATTTCTTTTGGCATCTCTTTTAGTATATTAGTATATTCTAATTTACTAATATCCTGGTAAGGGGCCTGTTCATATATGTGGTCATCATCTGCAGACGGAAGGAAGGAGATACCATTCACCATCCTGAAGTTCTCCCACACCCAAGACCCGACAGAGGGCCAATCACTCTCCCCTACGTAACAGGTCATGCTTGGTTTGTGCTCACACCAATGGAGTGCAAACCGCCTCCATGTGTTCAGTTGAGAAATAGGGCTTATGTCTTTGCGTGTAAGCCCGTCAGACTTCATTGGGAAGTAAAACACCCAGGCCTCTGAGTTTTGCTTGTCCTCTTCATAAGGGATACCAGCGTCGATCATAACCTGTGCTAATGGGTCCTTCTTGTCATTACGCACAGCCCTTTTATAGTAATTGTTGTAGGCGGGATGGATGCCTGAACTACAGTCTGCCAACTGACTCACCGTACCGGAGGGCTTCACACAGGTAACTGCTGCCGAAGGTGGAATCCCTAGGCGGGCGGCCCACTTCTCATTAGTCGATACAGCATGGTTACGCAGCGACTCGAGCTCTTTAGGCGTAGCGTTATAGAGGGCGGGGCAATCGTATATCCCGGTAAAGGACACCCCTAACAGCCTTTCTTCCTCACAGTTACGCTTCCAGATAGCACGTAAGTATCTAAAGTCAGTCAGGGTAGACTGTATCGTCCCCAGGACAGTTGCGTACTCCACCTTCTTCTTGAGGGTAGCGATAGTATCATCAGGCCGCGCTACTACCTCACTGAGATTGCAGAAACTTGCGGGTCTGAGTACGATTTCCGAACAGGGGTTTGTACCGAAGTCATGGTTTGCGTCTCTCCGCTCGGGGAGCATATCTCTACAAGCCTGACGGTTGAAGACCCCACGTTCACCTGACCTACTTTCGTATATAGATAGCCATTCACGCATGAAAGCACCCACCTCGGGCTGCTCGGTAAAGCATATTGAGTTATTAGCAAGTGCTCTTTGCGGATTCTCTGTCCACCACTGTCCACTTTTCGCATTACGCATCCTCTCGTCAGAGTGATTGGAAAGACTGATTAGCGCAGTCCGGCGTACACCACCTACTAAGACAGCCTCTCCCTCATGGCAAATGAGGTCATGGACCTCCATAGAGGTGAGTTTTCTGCCTGCAGCGTTCTCAAAAACCCTTATAAAGTGCCGAAACATCCTCTCCAGAGGCTCACTGCCGGACGCTCTTCCGCCAAATGTCTTGAGAGGAGCGCCTGCCGGTCTTACATTATCAGCGTTTATCTTGGGAATGATCCCAGAATACAGCATTCCAACCAGTTCCTTTAGGGCTTTTGCCCAACCTAGCTTGGAGTCACTGACAACAATAGTCGTATCAGTATGGTGGAATTCCTCGGCTACTTCAGGGAGCTTTGCTATGTACTGCCGCTCCACAGAGAAGCCCAAGCCAGTACCGCACAGCATAATGTAGAGGGCTTCATCGAATACCCTAACATGGTCTACGGCAACGTAGGCGCAGTTGTAGCCTGCAACGTGATCTCTTTCTAATGCCCTCCCACTGGTCATAACTGCTCTCATGGAGGGAAGCACCTCCTTCTCGACAATCGGCTTACGCAAGAAGGAAAGATTCTGTCCTGTGTGGTCTGAGAAGAACTGTACGTACCTGTCTACTGTCTCGGGCCACGATTCTCTCCTTTTTTTCTCAGGTAGATATCTTGCGTAACGAGAGATAGCAATGTAGTCTTGGTATAGGGATGTCATTCGGGGTCTGTTCCTCCGTAGTTAGAGGGAACGTCATAGTCATCCCCTTCGCCAAGCGGAGGCGTAGAGTCTCCCAGAGCCGCTGACAGTAAGTTTAATAAGTCCGGGAGGCGGACCAGTGCTAACATCTGAGAGTTGTTGTACTCCCCAAGGATAACAGTGGGTATCAAATCCTCTCCCGAGCCCCTTACTGCTTGAGCCATCGCGTCCTTGATGAACTTAGAAATCTTCTTCCGGTACTTGCACTCTATCCCAAGATAGGGATGCTTTACATCTAAAGGAGTTCTTCTATCGGAGACGGGAATCCTCTCCCCTCCAGTGCGCTTAGCTACGCGTCGTTCAAATGATTTCCAGGTCTTATCCATAGTTAAGTGAGCACCTCTTCCCATTCGTTGAGGTTGTACCATGCCCAAGCGTCAAGAAAGCCACAGTAGGGCTTACCGCTCTCTTCTGCAAGGTACCCCTGTCTGCTGTCGGATAGGATCACTTTAGCCTCAACAACCCGCCCTGTCTCGTTGTTCTTTAGTGTAACTGTTTGTCCGCGCTTTTTCAAGAGTCTAGCTCCTCGTCGTCCATGTTTATCTTCCGTGGAAGTTGATGCTCGGTTGTGAGATTGAGAGACTCTAAGTGTAGCCAAAGGTCAAACTCACACTCCGCCATGTCCCAGTGCCTTGCTTTAGAGATTGCCATGTACGCATCAGCCTCACTGGGATCATCGTTGTAGTATCGCCCAAGGAGTATTACGTTGTCAACCCTATCTGTTAGTTCTCCTGCACCCCTGATTGAGAAGCGGTCTATTTTATCTCTAATGCTCATAGATTTCCTGGCATGACAGACAAGGATGATGTGGCAGTCCAAGTCTCTGCAGGCATCCGCTAAGCGGCAGACTACGTTCTTCTGAGCNGTATAGTCATCGTTAGCGATCCCGCCAATCGTCATGAGGGAATCTATAAGAATAAGCTGAGTGCCATACATATCCCGACTATAGCTTATGACGGCTAGGAGCATGTCCAGGTTCACACTACCCTGCTTGTCGAAGAAGTAGAGTTTGTTACGAGCCCAAGCGTTGAATCCCAGGCCAAAGTCTATAGTGGGCTTCAGCAAGAGAGAGGCCT